CATCCCCAATAGCTTCCGGTCTATCGGCATAAAGTTCAGTAAAGTTCGCTTCTACCTTTACCATTGCGGGGCGTACCTTATCCCCTGTATTGTCATTGGCTACCGTTCCTAAGTTTAAATCCTGTTTTGCCATTATGTCAAGTCGATTGAATAATCAGTTGTGTCTATACCAAATGTTTCCGTGTCAATACCCGGATTATTGCTCAAAAAAAAACCATCTCACTTTCCGTCAATTCCCGTCCGAAGGCTATAAAATGCCCATATCTCCCCACCGCACTTAATGTTATATCTGCTGATGCTGCTTGTACGACAGTGCCATTAAGAATCCCGTCAATGTATGTGGACTTATTGCCATCCTTATAAACTTCGATATAAGTCTGCCCTGAAAGACTGTAAACAAACGTATAAGGGTTGTCTGTGTCAATCACCGCTGTTGCTGTTGCCACATCTTCGGGACGGGTAAGGTTTGTTGCAGCAGAAATAATAGGAGAGGATAGGCTACCAAGTTCAATCTGGTGCATTGCTCTTACATAGTAGCAGTCTGTGTTACCAGCATAACTTGTCGAACCATTATATAACGCTAAATAAATATTGTTAGTAGTATTTAGCGTGTCACCCTCCATTGTTTTGACTGCCCAAATTCTAAAGTAACCATCTCCGTATGATTCTATTCCACATGACCCTATGCCTGCTATTCTTGTCGCTGTAGTCCCCGTAAAATCATATATATATGTAGAAGAAGTATTATCTGATAATGTTATTGCTATCGCTGTTCTTCCCACAGCTCTAATTACAAAAGATATTGTATATGTACTACCCGATGACCTCGTTGCTCCACCATAAGTAGTGTGTGATCCCGTTGCGGATGTCTCCGTTCCTCTGTCCGCCGTATTTGCTCCAAAGGGAGAGTTATCTGTATTTGCGGATTTTGTTAAATTGAATGCACCTCCAGCCAAAAAAGATTCATGATTTAAAGAGTTCGTTGCTAACGTAACAGCAGAGTTTTCTTTATCAAACTCCCACCTTGCCCTTCCTCCATCCCATCTCAGGGCGGGAACATTAACCGCACTTGAATAAAGGATATTTGAAGCATTGACAACCCACTTTTGAAGGTTACGGGCAAAACCAAAATCAGTACCCTTGACCGAATAAAGAGTACCTGCCTTGACAGCAGAGGGCACCATCACCAATAGGGCTTCGTCGTAATAAGCCTTCGTCAACATATCGCTGCGTCCGGTCAAGTAGGTCAATCCGCCATCCGAGCCATTATAGACCGTACCACCATCGGCAGCAACTCTTGCGGCATAGGCAGAAATTTGTGTCGCCCAGTAGGAACTCCATGAAACGCCTCCCTGTTTCGGGGGTCCGTTCAACCGGTTAATCCGGTTTAATGTATTGAGCCTATTCATCTTCTTCTTCGCCTACAGTGGTGATATTGGCTGAGCCTCCATAGATGGCTACCTTGTGACCCAGTGTGATCGGCTGGTATTCCCGATCCAGGGCAGGGATTGCCGGGCTTGATGCGGTAGCTGTAGGATTTGCACCTATCTCAAACCTTATGATATTATCCAGGGAGCAGATCCTTACTACCTCCCCGTTGATTGCCAGGCTCTGCACAGAGCCGGTAGCACCGTTCAGATCCTGCGAGTCATGCAGTCCTGCTATCATTGCGGAACCCATGTCCACATCCTGCTTCATTTTAAACCTGATTGCCATAGCTTTATTTTTTAAATGTTTGTTATGTCAAAATGATTAGAGGTTAATTCATACAGGGTATTAATCCTGCCTATCTGAAGATCATAATCCTCACCCAGTTCGTCAGGCATAGTTCCAAATAGAGCATAGGTGGCTGTACCTGAGCTCATGCTGGTTGTGCTGGTTCCTAAGGCTACCACCACGTGTAATGAGTTTCTCACTCGCCATTGTATGATTGCCGTTACCGCCGCCCCTGCGATAGCCTCAAAGCTGATGTTATAAAAATTACCATCAGCGGTTTGCTCTGTCACTGTATCAATATGACTTAGTGTCAATGAAACCGAGGAGAAGGTATTCGATTCTACATAGTCTCCAGCCTCACTCATACAAAACCTGACACTAAGACCGGTTTCCGGTGATGGATATCTGATAATGGAAAATGTCAGTGCTGCACTACCGGCTGCAAATGTCACATAGTGACCACTGCTATCAATGACTCGATCTCCTTCACCTATCTGCCAGTATAATACATAACTGCCGGCACTTCCGGAGTTAGTATAATTTATCGTAGCAATTACCCTGGCACCTTCCGGACCATCTGCTACAGTATCTATAGAGTTTATTACAATACCTGATGCGCAGGTAATCGCCGAGCTGCTAACCCACGATGTGTCATTAGATATCTTTGCCTTAAAATAATAGGTTCCTTCAGTGCCTGGCAAATTAGCAGTGATAATAATATCACTGTAAGCCGAAGCATCAATATCTCCGGAAGCTACAGTACCTGAAGAGATAGTAGTATCAGATCCGTCAGTGATTTTCCACTGCACAGTACCGCTTGCATTAATATCTCCGGCATTAGTAACCCTTACAGTGAAGTCAAGAGGTTCAACAGGCACCCCGGTATTCTTCTCTGCTGTAATGGCAGTAACTGTAAGGTCTGCACTCAGGCTGATCACAGAGTCATCATCAAGGGTTATTGCCTGCTCAGAGTATTCCGGGATCTCACGGATTGTGCAGTCGTAAACTTCATCATAAAGATTCCAGATCCCCTCGACTATTTCAAACTGTCGGCTACTGTTATATGTATGTTTGATTATGGAATTGAACCTGACATTTTCACCCTTCAGCCTTCCCATCAATGCTTCCAGTGGTCTTCGATTACGTGATGCCAAAAGCTTCAGGCATATCTGGATCAGGGTAAAGGATGTATCATAGCCGTCAAGCTTCCAGTTCAGGGTAGGAGTGTCATCAGAAAGCCGCGTAATATTATCATACAGAAGACTCTTATTATCAACATCAGGGGCATCAGCTGCACTAAACTCCAGGTCATCCAGGGAAGTTAGTTCAGAGCTGTTATTGAAGGTTGCTACCGCATCCAGTTCATCGGCGTACAGTTCTCCATCATGGAGAAAATATATCAGCGGCTTACGAAATGCCATGCCCCTGAATGTGACGGTAGCACCCGGAGCTGCGCTTTTATATCTCATCAGCCTGACCTTTACCACTCCGTCACCAGGGAGTCCGTCAGTAATAATCTTTATATTGGTCCACAGTATTGACTCATATCCTAAAGCTGAAGCAACTGTTTGGGTGATATATCCAGGAGTAGTTGACCACCCTGATGTACTAAGGTAATGCGTTGTAGCTCCTACCACGCAGGTCACCTGCACACGCATCTCCATATTCACGGTAGCGTATACGCCTCCAGAGATTATGTCACCTACCGGGCAAAAATCAAGTGAAAACACGAAGGCTTCTCCTGTCACATTAACAACAGACTCAGCCCTCTCCAGGTAATCAGTATCAACATTGGAATACCCGGACAGCCAGGCATAGAACTCATCATCCTTAATCTTCTGTAAAATGGAGAAAGTGCCTCCCTTTGTCCAGTCATCAAAAAGAAAGGTAGATGAATTATACGCAGCGAAGTCATAGTTACTAAGCAGTGAGTCCCTGCGACCGTAGTTATGTATTATCCTGACCTTCCTCCCTCCAAAGAGAAGCCTATGGCTGAGTACTCCTACAGGATAAACCTCTGTCCCTACACCAGGATAATCAAGATCTATAACAGTTGGAGCTGCCTGGGTAGTTTCATAAACCCCGTCTTCATCATAGAGAAGCCTGGTAGAAGTCTTATCCTTTGAAGAGAGGATCTCCCACCTGCCGAGTACCTGGGTAATTGTTGCATCATACCTGGAGAGGATCTTCTCAATGACCTCGTAGCAGTCATTCTCCTCATAGATCTTACAGTCCTGGTATGTCTGCTCGAGAGGAGAGAGGGAAGTATTATGATTCTCCTCATGTATGCTGATGGCGATGGCATATCCAATGCATAACCCTATTTTGTCTATACAGTGACGAAGAATAGTGAACTCATCCTGGGTGCCGGTCAGATCAAACTCTTCATCCTTGAGCAGCGCTAAACCGTCATATGCCATGAATGTAACATTGATCGGGGCAGGGCGGTACTCAGCTTCATATTGTTGTGTATTCAGATATCCCTTCCATAAAAGGGTTGTTGAACGATAAGCCTCTACCATGTAATGCTTGAGAGGCTGCGAGAACATAGGGATGAACTCAAAGTCTTCTTCTTCCCGCATTACAAATTCAAGGGCAGTACCCTGGATCACTTCACCCTCAAGCTTCCTGATACGGAAAGGATTGATCGGCACATTGCGGTCAATTACAGCACCGGTATAGGCATCCTTTAAGATCCTCACCATATCCAGGTTACCCTTTACAGAGGTTGCCAGCAGCTCATGTATCAGACCGTGTGCCATCAGGTGTTTGTATTCTGTATGTTATCTTCAATATTAAGTACCCCTCTCAGATCTCTGCCATGCTGAATCACCTCCACCTGACCCCTGATCACTACCGGCTGCTGCTTGACTGCCACGTTTCTGAGGTCGAAGGTCGCGGAACCACCGGATGCCAGCCCTCCTCCTGATGAGACAGATGATCCTGAAGCAGCACTTGACAGTGCTCCCTTTACCATAGATCCCAGGGCAATTAGTGCAACACCTGCAGCTATAGCCACGGCAGGGTTTAGTGTCTCAAGTGCAGCCTTGATTCCCTTGACAGATATCCCGGTTGCTATTGCAATTTTCCCGACTGTGATTGCCATGTCTGCAAATGTGCCGGCGACCACTTTGCCGAATGCTGCAATCCCTCCCTCACCTGCGGCGAGTCCTCCGAGAAACTCACCAAGCCCACTGAGCATGGTCTCAAATGATTCCTCGAGCACTGAGTTGATCTGAGTATCAATCTTTGACATGGAACTAACGACAGCACCTTCAACCCGCTTGAGTGAAGTATCAATCTTTTTCATGTCAAACACCTCGAGCGTTGCAGGCTTAGCGTTGCTGATCCTATCCTGCCAGGCTTTCTCTACCTCCTGAGCTGCCTTGATCTCAGCAGCAGCTGCTTCTTCTGCTGCCTTCTTCAGAGCGCCGTACTCCCGCTGCATCGCTCTCAATGAATCAGCACCCTCAGCAAGCAGGCTGTCAACCTGTGCCTGTTGTTCTGCAATCTCTCTCAGCTGTTCATCGGTAGGATCTTTGGCAGCTATGGCAAGCTTCTCCTTCATGATAGCCAGGCGCTCCTTCTCAATAGCAACCTGGTCAGCAGTCATGCTTTTCTCAATCTCCATTGCCTGCCCCAGCAGTGTCATTGCTTTGGCTGCATCTTCCTTCTCCTCTTTAGCCTGGAGCCTGAGCTCAGCAACCTTTCTTCTTCTTTCTTCCAGGGTAGTAATGAGAGCTGTCTCCTTATCGTACAGCTCATCCTCTCTCCGGGCGAGATCCCCTGCTGCCTTCCAGTCTTGCTTAATCTCATCGCCAAGCCCCTTGACTGCTCCTCTCATTGTCTCCCAGCCTTCCTTGAACTTACCGGTGACAATCTGCAGTAGCCCCTTGCCAAGCACAGATGCACGGTCAAGAACGTTATCAATGACGGATCTGATCTTTGCCAGTGCTACAGCGAGCTTGTCTGCGCCCTCTCCTGACTTAGTGAAGTAAGCAGCCAGTGATCCGATCGCAACAACCAAGGCACCAATGCCAGTTGAGATCAGTGCCATCTTCACGACCTTCATCACCAGGGCGAACTTATTACCTCCGTCAGCACCAGCCTTAAATGCGGAGCCAACAAAGTTCAAAGACTTCTGGGCAGTGGCAAGCGCACCATTAACCGCACCCATATTTACCCCAAAGAGATCTGCCAGCTTCTCAACCGAGTTCCCTGCTGCATCCTTAAAGTCATCAACAGCCTTAGCGCCGTCCTTCATCCCCTTCTTCAGGTCAGAAGTATCAGCGCCGAAGCGTGCCTTGAGGTTTGTTATGACTGTGCCCATTATGTTCTATTCTTAAAAAAGTCTTCCGCCTTCTTCAGATGCTCTTCGATCTCTTCCGGCGTGATCTCTGCCGGTTTGCCATTATCCCTTTCCTCCTCCCAGGGGAAGCCCCACATCTCTTCAGCACTTATCCGGTCATCGACCTTTTGCTGAACATGTACTAAAAGTGTTACTGCTGTCCTGGTCAATTCCGCCTGGAGCTTATACTGACCTATTTTCTCTTCATTGAATCCCCGGACTGCATCCAGGAAGTCACCTACCATCATCTTCCCGAACTCTTCAGGTTTTAACCTGAGAACCCCCAGAGCGAACCGGCGCATATACCGGAAGGAGAACTTCGCAAGTGCGGAGATATCTACTTCCGGGTCTGACTCTTCAGATACCAGGGTCTCCTGGTTCCCTGAGCGCTTTTTTTTTCAGCCTCGCCCATTTGCCTCTCAATGATCTCCTTGATCTGTACCATTGCGGGTATTGATACCAGGCGACCAAACTCCATTTCGCTCAACTTTAGTTCCCGTCCGTCAGCCAGCTCGCCCTCAATGGCACAACCATATCCGAGCTTGCGAAGCTGACTGATATTGACCTTTGTATTTGCAAAGTCAATAAGCTCCATCCCTGAGAGGTCAGTAAAGATCTCAACAGCATTCATGTTAAAGAGCATCCTCACACTCCTTCCATCCATCAGTTCTATGTAGTCAGATTTCATTGTGTCCCTGGATTAGTATGTTCCAAATACAACACTACCCTTCACTGCCTTGATTTTGAGTGACCAGCTGGCAGCGTTCTTTGTTGATCCGGCTGTCTCACTGTACTCAGTGATCTTGCAGTTGCCTGATGCAATTGCCTCACCTGCGGTCATCTCACCATGAACGAATGTCAGAACCGCTCCTGTCCCGGCAGCTGCTCTCAGTTCCGTGAAGTCATAGTGGGTTGCTGCTTCCCCCGTCTCCTTCTCATAGGTCATAGCAGAAACACCCATCTCAGTGTCGTAATCCACAAACTCCTCAACCGCATCACCCTCATTTTCCTTGAGGTATATCTCCTCAAAGTTGGGCTTGATCGAGAGCGTGTTCTCGGTCATACCTGCAAAGATCCTGCTCCCTACCCTGAGGGTGATCTTGTATGCCTGTTTTTTTGTGCTCATCTCGCTGTTATTTAAGATTAATATTTATGATTATTGATTCATGCCAACGTAAGTGTCCGTAGTCCTGTCAAACATCTTCTGTAATTTCTTGAAGATCGTCTGACCACCGAGCCCCAGGAAGACAGCAGACAGTCCGCCGAGAGGAAAGATGGCTCCTATCTCATCCTTAAACCAGACCAATACAGCGCCGCATACCAGGTTAAGGATAGTGGGAATCAGGTTCTGCCTGAAGAAGATGCCCCATTGAAACTCAGGCTTGCCGAAGATATCGTTCAGCCCGAACAGCAGATTGATTACTGCGCCTGCTAAGATTGCTAAGTAGAGTTCCATGTTAGTGATCTATTAATACTATTTTGTAATTGATTGTCGGTATCGTTGTTCCTATGTTTATCATCCTGTTCACCCCGTACTCAAAGGCTCCTATGTCATAAGCGGCACCATAGATTGAGGCACCGTGGAAGTCTAATCCTTCGGTAGTGGCTGATACGTCTATCCCCGCATTGATAGCGGGAGAGGTTGACTGTAGGTGGAGGTCAGATGTAGATACAAATGCCGGGGCGGTTGTTATGTTCCCTGTTGCTACATCGGAATCGGTTATTGTTATCCTCCCCGCAGTCGTTTCGACTGACACCCCATTGGTGCCATTGTTATTCATGAGATTATGAATGACATCAATACCTGTAATCACTAACGTATCAGTTGCGTGTTCAGCAATAGCTATTGCATTATAAGCAAAGCCGTAAATGATATTATTGGCTATTGTAACGTTGGTTACAACCTCATTAGCATCCATGCGTATACCGTATGACCCAGGATATGTACCTCCGTTATTCCCGGTAATAGTGTTATGAGCTATCACTATGCTGTCAAACACTCCATCGTATTCAGGGTCGTTAGTTTCATTCAGCCACCAGATACCTATCGCACTTGAGGCAAAATCAGAGTAACCAATATTCTCAATTACATTATGATGAATCTTTATGTTATCCCAATTCCATTGATGGTGCCAGATGCCCGTCCCGGATGAAGGGGTAGTGAGGGCGATGCCCCAATTATACCGCTGCATATAATTATCATACACCTCGACCCTGTCATGCTCATCGCCTTCCACGGTTATGCACACATAATCCTCCTCGTTGCCGTTTACGCTGCGGGGAGCATTAGCGGAATTTAAAAAGACGTTGCCGTAAACCTTAAATCCATAAGTACAACCGGCATCCACATTGTTTAACTCACCACCAATATCAACCTTCGCAAGCCCATAATGGGTGTTGTTATAATATTCGCAATCACCCCGGTAATCCCAATTCTCAATAAAGAAGTTCCATCCGTAGGTGCCGTTAGAGGCTATCTCAGAATCATTACGGTAGAAGGTATTATTATAAACCTTTAGCCTCTTATTGCGCCATGTCTGGATTGAGTTGCCATTACTACCCGCTGCCCTCTCTCTATTATCGAAGATGTTGTTATATATAAGCAATCCATCGCTCCCGTGTGAGCGCACATTACCCGGATAACCCGTTGCTCTGTTTGAACAGTTGGTTATAATGCAGTCGTGTACCGAATGACCCGTCATAAATAAGTCCGGGTAACTCGTTTGTGATGCGTAGTAGTAAATACCGTAGTATGTAAAATCCTCTATTGTGCAGTGGTGTATATCCACGTTATTACGATAGCCTACAAATATCCCACGTCCTGCCGTCAGATTTGATCCGGTGAGCTTGATATAACTTATCGAGCTATTGTCGTTAGTTGTTGTGCCGTCGGCTGAGACGCATTGAATTGACCCCTGTAGATTACTGGCGCTGGTGTAAGTGCTATTGATTATTGATGTTACGCCAGCCCCATAGATGCTAACACCCAATCCCTTTACAATCTGCGCCGTCTCGGTAAATGTCCCTGCCCCTACCACGATGGTATCGCCTACAAAGTTCGCCCCCGACACAGTGTCGGCAGCGTGTTTAAGGGTAAGCCACGGGTCTGCCAGCGTGCCCTTACCATGTGTGTCGCTGCCGGTGGTAGCTATGTACCACTTGTCAGCCTCGGCAACAAGGCTACAGGCAAGCAGTATCAGTATAAGTATCTTTCTCATATCAGTCTGTCATTGAAATCCAGCTTGTCCCATTGTAATAGTACAGGTGATGATCCGTGTCAGCGTAGATCATACCCTCTGTCGCTCCCGCAGGAGGCGATGCCGTGGGCGTTAGCTTAATTACATCGGTGATGTTAACGGTAGTCAATGTCGCCCCCGTGCTTAACACTATATCTCCCGTGCCCGTGGCACCGTAGTTCTCTGTTGAATAATTGAGATTACCCGTCACCCCGTCAAGGGCAAGTATCTCGGTATTACTCACCGTGCCTATGCTTGTCGTAGCTGGTAACACCACCGTCCCGGTAAACGTAGGTGATGCCAATGGGGCCCTGGCATTGAGCTGTGTCTGTATAGCACTTGAAACTCCTACCAGGTGATTAATCTCAGCAGTGGATGCAAGAGCACCGTTTAGGATAGCCATCTCCGGCTGGCTGATATTATAGATCTGGATTGTATTCAGGTGCGTGATCACAGCGTTCATCTTTTTCCCGGTTGTGCGAGGGGAATCACCCAATCCACTATTTGGCGTAGAGATCTTTATGGAATCATATTGAGCAGTTGCACTCAGACTCAACAGCATTAATATAAAAACGATAAGCTTCTTCATTCTGCGTCCATTGTTAGTATGGTATTATCCATTGTTATTAAAGTACTGTCAAACGTGAAACTCCCGGCTTCGCCTGACTTAGAGGTTACAATTATAGATACCGCACTTTTGACTGCTCTTATCTTTAGGCTCCATGATCCAGCTGTCTTCTGAGAGCCAGCCGTCTCCGAATACTCTACTATCTTCGCCTGTCCCGAAACAGCATTAAGCCTGGTATTGATATCTCCATGCAGGAACGATACGGACGCTCCCTGAGCTACTGCCTGGCGTAGATCAACATAATCATAATGAGATGCAACCTCTGATTCCTCCTTAACATACATCAGACCGGTCATGCTCATCTCTGCATTGAAATCAATCAGCTCATCAGATAACTTACCATCAGTTGCATGCAGCAATACTTCCTCAAAGTTTGGCTTAATGAACAAAGAGTTCTCCGTCAGACCGGCGAGCTTTCTGTCGTTCATACTGATTGATATATTATGTTGAGCTAACTTCGTAGACATGGCTATCTGTTCTTCGTAGTTATCTGAAATCGCAGCAGAGTCACATATAACTTTTCTTCCTGGTCATAATCAGGAGTGTCACCCAGGTATGTTACATCCTGAATGGTGGTACCATTGGTCACCGTACCCTCAAGAGCCTCAATGCCGGAACGGATGCTGGTTGCGTTACTCTCAAGATCCGCAGGGTCAACACATACGATCGCAATCTCACACTCATAGATCCATTGAACAATCACACCCTTCATGTATTCAGGAGTGGCGTTCTCACGGTGCACACAGTAGGGTGCGTTAAAGTTTTCATCTCCAATGGATGTGTAACTTTGCGGCATTACTGCTTTACATTTGCCCTGTATAGCCTGAGTAATCATCCTGCGTGCTTCTTTAAAATCTTATCAAGCCTTACTTCGATATCCTTTTCAAATTCGGACTGCGCCTGCGGAAGAGCCCTCTGTGTTGCTGCATCCATAAAGCCAGTACCGATAATGCCTCCGGCTCTTCCTGATGTTCCTCTCTTGCGGGGTCTTATAAAACTATGCCCTGCCATCCTGCCTGAGTAGGTACCATAGTTTAGCCAGTAGATCAGGCTCCAGGGATCCCACTTAATACCCCGACTGTTGATATACCACTTGCCCCTGGAGAAT